TCAGCCTCAATGAAAAGACAGGAGATTTTTAACAAGCTACAAGCTAACCATCCAGATTTCAATGAGATCATTCAGGATACTAAGTTTGGTGAATGGGTTGCCGCATCTAAAGTACGTACAGAGTTGTACCAACGAGCTGATCAAAAGTTTGATTATGATAGTGCTGATGAACTTCTCACATTGTGGAAAGAACGTCAAAACATTGTCAAAGAAACTGTTGAGATGCAAGATGCTGATCGTAAGCGTCAATTGAAGTCTGCTTCAACTGGCACTGCAAAAGGATCGGGCGAAAGGTCAAGTCGTAAAATCTATCGTCGTGCTGATATTATTAAACTTATGCAAACAGACCCTAACAGATATCAAGATATGGCGGCTGAGATTCGCCAAGCATATGCTGAGGGTCGCGTCAAATAGCCTAGGAGATATTTACAATGGCAAACTTAACTCCCGCAAGTAACAATACCGTTACTGCAGCAAACGCAGGCACGTTCATCCCAGAACTGTGGTCAGATGAAATCATTGCGGCGTATAAGCAGAACCTCGTTCTCGCTAACCTCGTAAACACAATGCCTATGACTGGTAAGAAAGGTGACACTCTTCACATTCCTAAGCCTACTCGTGGTTCGGCCAATGCTAAGACAGCGGCTGATACTGTAACAATTCAGCAGACTGCTAACACAGAAGTGCAAGTAGTTATCAACAATCATTACGAATATTCTCGTTTGATTGAAGACATTGCAGAAGTACAAGCGTTGGATTCACTCCGTCGTTTCTACACTGACGATGCAGGTTACGCTCTTGCTAAGCAAGTCGATGACGATCTGTTCGCAGAGTTGTTGAACGTTTCAAACGATGCAGGTACTGCTGATGGTACTGATACTACTAAGTCGCACTACCAGATTAACGGTGCCTCTGATGTCTTGATTGACTATAATGACTCCACTGCTCTTGAAGCATTTTCTGATGCGGCTTTCCGCAACATGATTCAACGGTTGGATGATGCTGATGTTCCTATGGACGGACGTTGTTTAATTATTCCTCCTGTGATTCGCAACACTATCATGGGCATTGAGCGTTACGTGTCTTCTGATTTTGTCAACGGTCGTGGTGTTAATAATGGACAGATTGGTCAGCTTTACGGTGTAGACGTTTACGTTACATCTAATGCTCCAACTGTCACTGGCTCTAATACTTCTGGCCGTGTAGCAACTATCATGCACAAGGACGCTTTTGTTCTTGCTGAGCAGATGGCTGTTCGTTCACAGACTCAGTACAAGCAAGAGTTCCTTGCTAACCTCTTCACTGCAGATACTCTGTACGGTACTAAGGTACTCCGTGAAGAAAACGTACTTTCAGTAGTAGTTTAATCTACTGATCCGGGGGAGTCTACTCAGGCTCCCCTGTCTTATTCAATAAACTGGAGATGTGAATGGCTATCTTTCGTGGCACTGGTGGACAAGGCGACAGCACAACAGATACTACAATTACTGTTGTAACGCAGAAAGCCGCTGATGCCGCCGCTAGTGCAAGTGCCGCCGCATCTTCAGCTTCTTCAGCATCTGGGTCTGCAACAAATGCGGCCACGTCTGCTACCAATGCCGCTACATCAGAGGCTAATGCCGCAACATCAGAAACCAACGCCGCAACATCAGAAACTAATGCATCCGCTTCGGAAACTAACGCGGCTACATCAGAGACTAATGCGGCTACTTCCGCCACTAATGCTGAAACCTCTAAGGTTGCCGCACAAGCGGCCCAGACTGCGGCAGAGCTTGCAGAGACTAACGCTGAAACTGCAGAAACGAATGCCCAAGCTTCTGCTACTACCGCCACTACTAAAGCAGGAGAAGCGTCCACTTCAGCGGCCACGGCAACGACTCAAGCAGGTATTGCTACGACTAAAGCATCTGAAGCCTCCTCTAGTGCCACTGATGCACAAACTGCACAGACAGCGGCAGAGTTAAAATTAGATCAGTTTGATGATAGGTATTTAGGTAGTAAAACTTCTGATCCAACACTAGACAATGATGGTAATGCGCTTTTAACAGGAGCTTTATATTGGAACTCTACCTCTGACTTATTAAAAATTTATACAGGCTCTGCGTGGGTGCGTGTAATTTCTGAAGTGTCTCAAGATACTACTCCTCAGCTTGGAGGAGAGCTTGATGGTCAGACCAATAAGATAACAAACATAGGTGACCCTACTTCTGCTCAAGATGCCGCTACAAAGACTTATGTAGACTCTCAGGTACAATCTAAAGATGCCCTATCAGAACTCTCAGGTGATTCTGATGATATTACTGAGGGGTCTACTAATTTATTTCTAACAACTACTGAACGTACTAAGTTATCTGGGATTGAAGCAAGTGCTACCGCCGACCAAACTGCATCCGAAATCCTTACGGCAATTAAAACGGTGGACGGTTCTGGTTCTGGCCTTGATGCTGATTTGTTGGACGGAAACGAAGCTAGCGCATTCGCAACGTCAGCGCAAGGTTCCACAGCAGATTCTGCACTACAAAATATATCCGAAGACACTACTCCTCAACTAGGCGGTAATTTAAATACCAATGGTAACGACATTATCTTTGGTGATGACGACCAAGCTAGGTTTGGCACCGGGGGTGGTGCAGCCGGAGGTAGCTTACTTATTTCGGCAACTGCAACCGAATCAACGATTGCTGAAACAGGTTCTGGTGATCTCACCGTTAAAGCAGATACTTTCAAAGTCACAAACGCTAATGGCTTAGAAGATATGCTTATTGCCACTCCAGATGCCGGGGTTGAGCTTTATCATAATGATGTTAAAAAGTTTGAAACCACTTCCAACGGGGCTGAGGTAACAGGTAATTTAAACACAACAACTATTCTTGCTAGTGGTGATATTCTTACTTTTACAAATATTCAGGTAGGAGGCACTGTAGATGGTAGAGACGTTGCTACTGACGGTACTAAGTTAGACGGTATAGAAGCCTCCGCAGATGTAACCGATGCAACCAACGTAACTGCCGCAGGAGCCTTAATGGACTCTGAGGTAACGAATCTAGCGCAAGTAAAAGCATTTGATTCTTCAGACTATGCTACAGCGGCTCAAGGAACAACTGCTGACAACGCACTTCCTACAGCGGGCGGTACCCTCACAGGCGATCTGGCGTTTGGCGATAACGTCAAAGCAAAGTTTGGTGCGGGTGATGATCTTCAGATTTACCATGATGGGTCAGATAGCTATTTAGCCGACCTAGGTACAGGTAATTTAAAACTTCTCGCAGGTAGTTTACGAATCCGTAATGGTGCAGACACTGCTGATTTAATCGAGGCAAACAATGGTGGAGCAGTTCGTCTTTATCATAATAACTCTGCAAAGCTAGCCACAACCTCCACAGGCATTGACGTAACAGGATCAATCGTTTCTGAAATTGCAATCAATGCACAAACAGGGACGACATACACTTTAGTACTTGGCGATCAGTGTCAGTTAGTCACATTAGACAATGCCTCCGCTGTTACCGTAACAATTCCTCCAAACTCATCTGTCGCGTATCCTACGGGGACTAAGATTGACTTACTTGCCAAGGGAGCAGGACAGGTTACAGTCGCAGAAGGATCAGGCGTAACAGTCAATAGCGCACAGTCACTAAAGTTAAGAGCGCAGTGGTCAGCGGCAAGTGCAATCAAACTTGCAACAGACACTTGGGTTTTAGTCGGGGATTTACAGGCAATCTAATGTTTTCAATTGTTGCGTCACAACTCAAAGTTCCCGACATAGATAATCTCAACCATATCTACGGTGTCCACATTGGCATCTTTTCTCGATTTGGTGAGTCAAACCCATCAGGAATTTACTTTAGAGACGATGGCAAAAAGTTTTATATAGTGGGATATTCTTTAGACAAGGTTGCTGAGTTTGATCTCTACAATCCATTTGATTTATCTAATATAACACTTAAAAATACATTCTCAGTTGCTTCTCAAGAAACCGGACCGAATGGTGTGTTTTTTAAAGATGACGGCACAAAGATGTACATCATTGGTAGCCAAAGTGATCAAGTGCGAGAGTATGACCTAAGTACTGCTTGGGATATTTCAACGGCATCATACAGCCAAGCCTTTAGCACCAGTTCTCAAGATGGGAATATGGCTGATATTTTTTTCAAACCTGACGGAACTCGCTTTTACTTAATTGGTATTGCAAACGATACTGTATACGAATATGGATTGACTTCCGCTTGGGATGTTTCGACTGCATCTTTTACACAGAGTTTTGACGTCAGTGCTCAAGAGGCCAGTGTAAGAGGATTATTTTTTAAACCTGATGGAACAAAAATGTATGTTATAGGTGCTACAGGCGATGATATCAATGAGTATGATTTAAGTACTGCGTGGGATATTTCCACTGCATCTTTTAATGACGTTAGCTCCTCACTAAATAGTTTTGAATCAAACCCAGATAGTATGTCAATAAAGTCTGATGGTTCGGTAGTATATATATTAGGCAGAACAAGAGATGCTGTTCAGGCTTTTGATCTCTCAACACCTTGGGACATTAGTACACTATCAATACAGAACCCAAGCAAGGACTATTTAGATGTTTCATCAGTGCAGACTAACCCAACTGATATAACATTTAAGCCTGATGGAAATGAAATGTATATCATTGGTGGACAAAACGACAGAGCACATCAGTACACATTAAGTACTCCTTGGGACATTACAAGCGGAGGCACCCCGGCACAAAAAAATTTAGGATCGAACAGCGTATTCCCAACTGATATAACATTTAAGCCTGACGGAACGAAGATGTATGTAACAGACGCAGCAGGAGATGACATTGATGAATATGATCTTAGTAGTGCTTGGGATATTACTACCGCTAGTTACGTACAAAGATTCTCCGTAGCCTCTCAAGACACAGGTCCACAAGCTGTACAGTTTAAACCAGATGGTACAAAAATGTTTGTGGTAGGCCAAACAAACGACTCCATATATGAATATGGGTTAAGTACTGCGTGGGATATTTCTACCGCATCGTTTACAACATCATTTAGTGTTACGTCTCAAGAAACTGTTCCAAAAGCCTTGGCTATAACAGAGTCTGGATTAATATTTTATGTTCTAGGCACTAATAACGATAGACTCCATGAGTACGCAATGAGCACTGCATGGGACTTGTCAACAGCATCGTTTACTAAAACCACTGAAAAGATTAAAGCAATCCAACTGTATGAACAGTCTCCTCAAGGAATGTTTTTGAAACCGGATCAAACCAAGCTGTGGGTGATAGGCAATACCTTTGATAAGATTAACGCATTTAGTATAATTTAAGGACA